AATATCTTCACCAATAATCTCGGTTTTCTTGTTAGATGATTGATATATGTCAGCAGTAGCATCAAGTATGGGCGCTTCTACCTTGGAGATGAGATCCATCACATCTTCATCACCATTCGTAGCGTCCAAATCTTTTTGGCAGGCTTTGAGTGTTTTCTTTAAGTCTCTTGCAAGTTTAAGTTTAGCTATCTTTACAGCGTGAGACTTTGCGTTTTCTTTATGTATAGGAAAATTAAAAAGAGATCGTATAAATGATATCTCTTGCTTGTTGTTAATAGATTCCTGCACACCCAAGCTGTTAGCAGCAGACAGAATAGATGCTAGTTCTACCTTAGCGTTCTCTGAAACAGACTTATAAATACAGTGAAACAAAAGCTGATTCATATCATCTGTGAAATGATCAGCGTCTACAAAGTCTATTTCTAAATAGCAATCTAGCCCATACTGACAAAGAGCCGCTAGTACGGCTCTTTCTGATGCTAGATCTTCAAGATTATTTTTCATCTATACCGACCTTGACCTCAAGCATTTATCGCATGTAAAGAAGTCTCGCTTGTGAGTGGGATGAACTTCTACAGAGTTATTACAAGCTTGGCATACTTGGCTAACCATTTGTGTGGGTTTTCTTTTTCTTTCTGTTAGCGATATGTCTGGCGTCTTGTTTTGCTCATCTTTATGTTCAGTACCATCATCTGAAAAAAGATTTACCCTTTGCCTTACTTCTACCTGCGTAGAGCTTGGCTTAGGCTTGTCTCTTGTCATCGTAAAATCGTCTGGCGCTCTTGCTTCTTCTTTTTGCGGCACAACTTCTTCTTGCTTGTCTTCTTTTAAAAGGCTCGCTGCTAACTCTTGCCTTTGCTCAGGAGTAAGAAGCTGTAACATCTTTTGAACTAAATCTTCGCTCATCATTTTCTCCTAGCTATATTGGTTAATATTTCTGCCATCTTAATTATTCTACTGTTTTTACCTTCTAACGTTCTAACTCTAGCTTCTGCATGGTTTTTAACTTTTAATATGTCATAGGCAAGAGGGTTTTCTTTTATTGCAGAGTAATACTTCTCTTGCCACTTGGAATATTGTCCTCCATATTGATTCATTGTGCTACCTATTATAAACCAAATAGATGAGTCCGCCCACTCTAAAATGTTTTTTTCTTTAGCTTTTTCTGTTTCGATATATTCTGCGTATGCGTAAAGTTTAAAAGCATACATATTGCAGGTTTCTGAACCCCAAGATTTCATTGTTTGGAAATCTGCATTTAGGGCTGTTTCTACTTCTTCAGGTGGTTCGACTTCAGCTAGATACTTACAGCTTTTCCAATCTTCAATGGCTTGTAAAAACTCACTCAATCTTTTTTCGCCACTCATCTTCGTCCTCGTTGTAATTTAATTGAACCAATCTTATCTCATTCAACTTGCACCAGTCTACTTTGTTTCTATCTCTTGCCTGCGCTCTAAAGAAGGCCAGCTTGTCATCATAATGAAAAGCGTTAAATCGAAAATGTTGTTCACCATGAACTTCTACAATTAGATTTCTGTTTGGTATATAGAAATCTGCACGAAGACACTTGCTTCTTATTGTTTTTGTTCCGGGTAAAGTAACCTCTTCCAATATTCTATCATGCGGAAAGCAGGAGTCAAGAACAGCTTTTGCTTTTTCATGCAGTTTAGATCTTTTGCCGCCGCCCGTTTTAGGGTTCCAAGTATACTCGCGAGCGTCTAAACCTATTACCTTCAAGCTAGCGCCTCTTTTATCATCGACTCTAGATTATCTACATGTTCAGGCTTTTCTTTTAAAAGATTATAAACCTTGTCTTGCCCCTGCAACTTTCCTTCCCAAAGAGACTCACAAGAAAACCAAGCTCCTGATTTATCAATAAACCCTAGATCTAAAGACAGTTCAAGTATCTCTTGGGTTCTGTCAATACCATGTCCATATCTGATGTAACTTTGAACTTGACCTCCGGGCGGCCCCATAGATGAGCAAATAATTTTCCAATTTACAATCTGACCAATTCTGTTTTTATTAGCGTCCTCCCAAGGTTTTATTGCTGGAGTTTTTTCACCACCACCAGCAATTTCCATCCTAGTATCCGCTTGATACTGAATTTTTGTACCGCCGTCTGATAGCTTGGCTTTTCCAAAACCTCCTGTGTTTGCAATATAATGAGTTATAGCAATTACAAGACCTCTCTGGCGAGGTAAAAGTTGTCCGATCTTTTTTGTAAAGATAGACAAAACTTTAGGAAGACCCGCGCGCCCCGGAGTAAAATCTCCATCCAGTTCTTTTTCTGGAATTAGCGAAGATATAGAATCAATTATTAATACAGCACCGTGATTTACAGGATCACTCATTAGCTGGTACGCCCATTTTAAAAGCTCTTCCGCAGGCAGCGGCTTATCTTCGGGGCCGATTATCTGAATTTTCTCAGGATCAAATCCGTCTACCTGAAAGTTCATATCCTTCAGGCGACCTTCAGCATCCACATAAATTATAGGTCTGCCTTCTTTTTGACAGTTTGCGGCGATCTGCATAGCGGTTGTGGTTTTCCCACTTTTAGGATCTCCGGTTAGAGTGAGCCAGCAACCCTCTCTGATACCACCGCCCAGCGCTAGATCAATAGCGGGGCTAACAGAGATAGTTTTATAATTACTTTTTTCTTCCAATACCTCTGCACCGGTTTTTAATATATTGCCATATTTCTTTATGTCGTTTTTTAAATATTCAGGTACTTTATTTTTTGCCATCTGTATTCCTAAGTTTTGATAGAAGTGTTTTCTTTTTATTATTCTTCTTTGGTTTATACTCTGTGTCTTTAGAAACTTCAACAACTCTCTTTGGTTTTGCCTCTTCTATTTTCAGTTCTTCAGAACGTTTAGCCACACCCTTTTCTACAAAGTCAGTTATTAAAACAAACTTTTTCGACTTGTGTAAAAAGCCCAAGGAGTAAACGTTTCTACCGCTTGGGCTATTAAGATAGGATACTAGAGACTTTTCTCCATATTTTTTAATTAGCTTAGAAGCTAATCTTATTTGAGTCTGATATTCTTCTTTTTGCGACTTATTCCAAAATTTAAATTCAAGACTGCCTTTGTTTTCCCTTTCTCTTTTTCTCAAACACACTAACTCTGCACAATACTGAGATGCGCTACACGGCTGACTTGTCGAGATACTTTTGTACTTCAGAGTTTTTGATTTTTTCTGAGTCATTTTTAAAAATCATATATTTAACATTGTCTTCAGTCACAGATCTAACAGATCTATATTTTTCAAATTCGTTGTAGGGCCAGCTATATTTCGCAACATCTATGCCAGAACAGTCGTCTTTTAGCAAGCAAACCGTTAGGGTTTGAAATGAGGTAGAATGACTACCGTCCATAGCTTGATCTTTGGCTATACCCCTCATCACGGCCAGTCCATCCAAACCATCGGGATCTTCAAAGAAAACTTTCGCGGGAGCGCCAAACATATGAAGCTCTATCTTTACAGGAAAGACACCGCTTTTCTCACAATGATCTCTAAGTCTGTTCCAAGGATTTTCCATGTCCGGTCTTTCATAATCACCATACACCCTAGTATCGTCAGACAAAGTAACAATCCAGCTAATCATTAGCTTCTCCATTGTCAACGATCTCATATATCCATCTCTATGTGTACAAATCATATTAGTCCTCCTTAATCGTATGGATAACCCCCTTGTATCTTTGGGGTGAGGTGGTTTTCTTTCTAGATTCGTCTGCTGCCATAGAAGCGGCTTCTGTCATAATTGTAGCGACCTTGTTAGAGTCTCTAGCATATAGATTAGAAGAGTCTGGTTTATCTGTTGGTTTTTTGATAGTCTTCAAATGTTTTGTCACAGTTGACTCTGATCTGTCAAGATCTTTAGCCAGAACAGAAACCTCTGCTTCAGTATTGTTTTCAATATAATATTTTTCTGCTTTTGAAAGCGGACCCTTTTTCATTTTATTTCTCCATTACTAGTCTTCTAGCTCTTGTAAAGTACAAACCGTTTCTTGTCTTCAAATATTTCATGTAAAAGTTAAAACAGTCTTCTGAAACCTTTTTAAATCTTCTAGTACTAGAAGACGATCTGGTAAATCTATCATTGTAGGCATCAATTATTTCTGCCCTGTCATAAAGTATATAGTAAGAGTTAGACTTGTCAACCGTAGACATGTAAGCAAATGCCTCTTTTTTATCTACACTAGCGGCGGATTTGCCAAAATACTCTTTGTCAACTTTTTGCGGATCTGGTAAATTTAAATCAGACACATCTTCATTTTCCCATCTAGCCATTTAGCTTCTCCAATTTTTCTTTTAACTTTCTAATACAATCTGCTTCGGTAGGACCAGAAATACAGAATTGGGCTTTTGTTGATATTCCATAATCTGCCAGTAGACGATTGCCCATAATCTGATTATCAAGACTTCCATCATCGTACATTTTTCTGATGTCAATTTTCATAGTTATGGTGGCATGATGTGGGCAGCTTTTTCTATCTACTTTATTATCAGATATTTCAAACTCGTTCATCAGTCACCTTCTTTAATCCACTTAACCTTTTCTTTGGCTGTCATGCCATTTATTTTCCTGTTTAGATTTCTTCTCTGTTGCGCTTCACTATTTTGACCCGCATGATCTTTTGCTGCCTTTTCCTGCTTTTCATAGTGTCCCATATTCCTAGTATTCTTATCTGCTAGCTGTCCTATGGTATTCGCTTCTCCCCTAACAGATATAGCAGGAGCGTTAATAAAAACTTTTCTCAACGTTTTTTTATTACAGCATGGACATTCCAAAACTGATGGTGCATCATGTGCCTGTCTAATTTCGTCATAGTATTTACATTGACTGCACTCAAAATCATAAAGAGGCATTGTTTTCTCCTTTTTTAAATGACTCTATATTTTAGTGTTGAGTCTGAAATATTACACGTTAATTTTCCATAGCGTTTAATATTCTTCCAAGAATTCCATTTCTTTGGATATCTTGTGTTGTAAGATTACAAATGCCAACACCTTCTACATTTTTAAGTTTTTCTATACAGTCCCATAAGCCACTTTTGGATAAGTCGCATTGTCTGGTATCGCCATTTATCAGCACCTTACTTCCTTGCCCCATTCTCGTAATAAACATTTTTATTTGTTCAAAAGTGCAGTTTTGAGCTTCGTCTAGTATCATGTATGTATTGTGAAAGGTAGAACCTCTCATGACTTCTAAGGGTTGATATTTAATTCTACCTTCATTATAGTGCATACCATAATAAGCGCGTCCTAAGAAGTGTCTAAAGTTTTCTTGCATAGGTAAGAGATAAGGTGCTATTTTTTCCAGAAGATCTCCGGGCAAACTTCCTAATTCTTTTCCTGTGCAAACGAGAGGGCGCGTTATTAGCACCTGTTCTATGTCGCCTCTGTGAAGATGTTCTGCTGCAATACCTGCCGCTATGTAGGATTTTCCAGATCCAGATGGGCCGCTACAAAATATCACATCATTGTCTACGATAGATCTTATGTACTCTTTTTGATTCTCCGTTTTTGCTTCTACTGTTTTTATTTTATTTTGTTGTGATGTGCTTTGTTTTTTGGTTTTTCTTTTCATTTAAAACCCATGTATTAGAATTGTGTGTTTATTAAGTTCCTAACATTGGTATCCTTCACTAAAACTATATCACTAAAATCGTTTTGATATGAAATAGTGGTTTCTACGTTTGAATTAGAACCTGCGTCTCCTCCTGTTGTTGATATACTTGTTACATAATTTTTACTACCTAGATCCATTACGTGATACTTGTTTGTCTGAGCCGGTACATCAATTGTTTGGAATACTAGTCGTATTTGTCTGTCTGCTTTATTATAAACTGTTTTATTTATACCAACGGGGGGACTGTTTATATTATCTATACCATTTCTAAATGGTCCGCCGCCAGCGCTGTTTCCTGTGGTTGAATCGAATACGCCAGTTCCAGCAAAGTTGGTATCAACATTTCTCAAAAAGGTGGGATTACCCGTGCTATGAACATCTGGTGAACCTTCAGATCCGCTAAATACAAATTCTCCATATTGCAAATCACGCCTAGCGTTTCCGGTAAACGATGATGTGACCTGTATGGGCAGGTTAACTTGAACGTATTTGTTTTGTTCATATTCTTTGTCTACCTCAGACCCGCGCCAAAATCCCACGTCTGACAGTTGATTATAGTCTATACTAATGTTGACATTTATACTACTAATACCCAACATTTTCAACGGCCTCATAACACCATCGTCGCCTCTATAAGAAGCGTCTGTGTTCCCAACCTCAAACATACTAGTTACTTCTTGAGGCAGTCTAGATTTTCTATCTTCATCTTGCTTCAGTATGTCTAGATTTTCTCTTTTAAGTGTTTTTATTTCGTATTGATTTGCGCTGTTTACTGCTACCCCACTATGCGGCATTGTAGTATACTTTTCTCTTTCAAATGAAACACCTGTAGCTGGATGTTCTGGAAAGTATACACCATCAGAAACAGTGTTTTCGTCTTTGTTTGAAAACTTGTAGTCACTAAGCCTAGTGATATCTTTGTTAAATCTAACCGTCTTTGTAAAAAGTGTTACACTTTCTGTTAGTCCATCTATTCCAATGCTGTATTCTAGACTTGATAGTAAACAGTTTTGATATGTTACAGATATAACTTTATCCGCATCTGGCTCATCTACTTCAGCAGCTACTCCATCGGGAGGCTGTCTATAAGGGTTGCTGGAAGCGTTATAAGGACTATCAAAATCTCCGGGCATAATGGTATCATCTAGATAAGATCCCATGTATCTCATTCTGTCAGGCGTATACAGTATAGTAACATCAAATTGACGTAAAACTTTATCGTCGCTATCTTTTAAGCCTTTATCTCCTATATTATCTTTATACAATATGTGAGAGCTTTCATATCCGACAGTGCCTTCAAGATAATCACTAGGGTTTACAGAATAGAAAAATTCTTGGTTCTCGTCTATCTTTCTTTGTATTGTTATTTCAAAGTTTTGCTGACCATAATAATGATACTGTCGCCCAACCCTACCTACATCTAATAAAGATTGAGAAGGTATTTCTCCATTTATACCAACCGCCTGAACGCCTTCCAAAAAGATAGATTCTTTTATCTTGGTAGATGTAACTTCTTCTTCTAAGTTTCTACCTCTTCTTTTGAAAAAGGAGGGATCTGTACCGTAGCCATCTTGACTATTAACCAAGACGGCTTGACAGGCGTAAAATATTCTGCCGTTAGGATTTTGAAATGGTAAACTTGAGCTAAATGTCATTATGCACCCGTACTTCCAAAACCGTCAGCATCTCGATCCGTTTTGTTTAGCTCAGACACCTCTACAAGCTCAAAGCTTTCTATCTTTTGTAGCAATATTTGCGCTACTCTGTCGCCTTTATTAACTTTGTAATGATCTAATTTTGAGTTATAAAGAATCACTCCGATGTCGCCACGATATCCAGCGTCAATCACACCGGCGAAAACATCCAGCCCATGTTTATGCGCAAGACCAGATCGCGGCCAGATAAGTCCAACATAACCTTTGGGAATAGCCATAGAGATGCCGGTCTTGACTAATTTTTGATTATGTGGCCCAATCTCTAGATCTTCTAATGAGTACAGATCGTACCCAGCATCAGTACGATTCGACCTTGTAGGAATAGTAGCCGAAGGGTCTAGCTTCTTAATCTCTAGCGGTTCGCCCATCCAAGGTTTAATATAGCTTGGAAAAGCTGTTACTTTGTTTTTTGACTGCTCTAGATCTCTCAGTCTAGCC